TATCTTGTCGGCCGTACGTATCGGCCTGATGATGAAACGCTACGCCAAGAACGTGCCATTGGGCTCCATGGACGTGCGCCGGCAGACCGGTTCCGGCCCGCAAATAGCCGAAGGCATCGACTTCGACCCGTTCCAGCCGTTCGACTAACAGTGCCTTGCGGTAGGCGGTGCCCCGGAGCAACTTGCGACGGTCTGCTCTCATGGAGGCGCCGGCATGGCCACACCCAACCCGTCATCGCTCGCCAATATCAACCTGGGGCTAGGCGGGCTGGGCGATGCTCTCAATCAGCAAATGGCCGACCAGGAGGAGGAGCGCAAGAAAAAGCTCCTGCAATCCGCCAATCCACAGGGCAGCAGCAAACAAGCTACCGCTATGGGCCTGGGCGCCATAAACCTGCTCGGCGGCTACAGTGGCTAGATTGTCCACCGGAATGCTGCCGGAAGTCCTGCGCACGTCATGGCAGGGCCGGCTGATCGCGGCTACGCGCTATCGCCCGCTCGGCGCGGTGGTCATGTCGGTGGTGGCGCATTCCGACGACGAAGCCATGGAGGAATTACTGCACGCGCTGTTTGACGACTTCGCCGGATTGCGCCCGCCCGGCCTGTGCAGCGCCGGCAAGATCGCGCAGAGCGGCGCCATCGTGGCCGACATCATTCGCAAGGACGGCATCCGCATTCTGAATGCCACAATCTTCAAAGACGAGGAGCAGATGCAGGGCGCGTTCCGTCGCCTCGCAGACGATATCAAACTCAACGACGACGACCGCATCGAACTGTTCCGCTACGCGCAGAAATGGATCGTGGCCGACCGGCGGCTCGATCCGAATTTCTCCGTGCATGACCCTGATGCCAGAAGGTTCGCATTGAATTAAACATGGCCGCAAAATCAAAGCCGAATTTCAATTTCAACGTCACGCTTAATTCAGCGAACGCGCAGGTGCTCGATGGAATGCCGCGCGATATACCGTGGGACGAGCAGGAGCTAGTTACCCAACTGCTGCAAGAGTTTTCGCAGATGACGATCTGGCGAAATACTTTTGCGATCCAGTGGGAGGAGGTGGCCCAACTCATTCACCCCAACTCGCGCAACACTTTTTTCTACATGAACTACAATTGGCCGGGCACCAAGAAATCCCAACAGCAGATCGACGCCACCGGCATGATGGCGCTGCACAGGTTCGCCGCCATCTGCGATTCGATGCTCACGCCGCGCAACATGGAATGGCATACGCTCGCCGCCAACAACGATTACGTCATGAAGGACCGGCAGACGCGGCTGTGGTTCGATGAGGTCAATCGCATACTGTTCAACCAGCGCAACCAGCCGTCGAGCAATTTCACCGGGCAGAACCAGAACAACTTTCAGTCGCTCGGCGCGTTTGGCAACGCGGCGATGTACGTCGATAAGTTCGACGGCTCGAGCCACGGCCAACGGCCCGGCCTGCGCTACAAGTCGATCCCGCTCGGTGAACTGTTCCTGGGGGAAAACCATCAGGGCCTTGTCGATCGGTTCGTGCGCTGGTTCCGGCTCACGGCATACCAGGCGGTGCAGAAATGGGGCATCGAAGCTCTACCCGCGAGCCTGCACGCGCCGCTGAAACAGAACAGCCAGTGGCCGTACAACTTCCTGCACTTCGTCAAGCCGCGCCACGACTTCGATAGCGAACGCCTCGACAAGCGCGGCCTGCCGTTTTGTTCGTATTATGTCTCTATCGAAGGCCGCTGCCTGATGGCCCCTGAAGGCGGTTATCGCTCGCTACCGATATGCCCAAGCCGATACGACCAGGGACCGAACGAGGTGTACGGGCGCGGGCCGGCGCAGATGGTGCTGCCGGCGCTCAAGACGCTCAACGCGCAAAAGGCCGACTTCCTCACGCAAGGCCACCGCGCGGTGGCGCCCGTGTTCATCACCGGGGATGACGGCATCGTAGGCTTCTCCATGCGGCCGGGCGCGCTCAACAAGGGTGCCATGACCGAGGACGGCAAGAAACTCATCGACGTGCTCCCCGCGGGGAACATCCAGATTTCCGAGAAGATGATGGACATGGAAAAGGAACTGATCCAGGACGCCTTCCTGGTCAGTCTGTTCAAACTCATCCTCGACGAGAAAATCCTGACCGCTACGCAGGTCACTGAGATCGTTAATCAAAAGGGCATCTTGATCGCGCCTACCCTTGGGCGGCAGCAGTCCGAGTATCTCGGGCCGATGATAGACAGAGAACTGGACCTACTGGCCGAGCAACGGCTCCTGCCGCCCATGCCTCCTAGGCTTGCCGAGGCCAAGGGCGAATACAAGGTTGTTTATACAAGCCCGCTGGCAAAGGCCCAACGGGCCGGCGAAGTGTCCGGTTTCACTAGAACTTTGGATATAGCCCATCAGGTAGCCCAGGCGACCGGCGATACGTCGATCTACGATCCGTTCGATTTTCAGGTGGCACTGCCGGATATCGCAGACATCAACGGCACGCCGGAACGCTGGATGGCCGACAAGCGGGCCATGGCGCAGAAGGCGCAGAACCGCGCCAAGGCGCAGCAAATACAGCAACAAATACAGGCGATGCCCAGCCAGGCGGCTATGATGAAAGCCCAAGCCGTGCAGGCCAAGGCCGGCATGGGACAACAGGGCGGCGCACCGCAAGGCCAGCCGCAGCAGCAACCGCAGCAAGGTCCGGGGCCGTAAATGTCCGACCAGGCCGCAGTCGAGTCGATCGAGGCCCATTGCCGCAACTTCCGCATGGCATTTGGTTCGCCATCTGGACAGGCGGTGCTGACCTACATGGCGGATTTCTGCCGCGCCGGGGAAACCTGCGTAGCAATAGAGAAGCGCGGCGCGCCGATCGATATTCACCGCACGCTGGTCCTTGAGGGCCGCCGCGAGGTGTTCCTTGAAATACAGCGTTTCTTGAGTCTCTCGCCGGAACAGATTTTCATGGTCGCTACCGGCCGGCCAATCAACCTAGGAGAAAATACCGATGCCTGAAGCCGACACCGGGGCTGCCGCAACGACCGCGACAACGGCCACCGGAACGACAGCAACACCACCCACTACCCCGACAGCGCCCTGGTACGAGGGTAAGGCCGATGCCGAAACCATCGGCTATTTGCAGAACAAGGGCTGGGCCGACGATCCGGTCAAGGCCGCCATCGAAGCCAGCAAGGCGCACCGCGCCGCCGAACGCCACCTGGGCGCGCCCGCCGATCAGTTGATCCGGCTGCCCAAGGACGGCAACGATCCGGCCTGGAACAACGTCTGGAACCGGCTGGGCAAGCCGATCGATCCTAAACTGTACGACTTCTCCGACATCAAGCTGGCTGACGGCTCGGCAATAGATGACGCCTTTGCCGACACGCTGCGCAAGGCCGCCTTCGAAAACCACATCCCGAAGGACGCCGCCAAGGCGCTCGCATCCGCCATGGTCAAGCACGATGAGCAAAGCGATGCCACCGACGCGCTAGAAGCCAAGGCAAAATGGGACCAGGGCGTTGCCAAGATCAAGGAATCCTGGGGACCGAAGTTCAATGCCAATCAGTTGCAGGCCATGGAAGGAGCCCGCAAGCTCGGTATCAGCCAGGAACTCTACGACACCATGGCGAAAGCCGCCGGCGTCGATGTCATTGCCGAATTGTTCCGCAAGATCGGCTCCGGCATCAGTGAGGACAGACTGGTGGAGGGTAATAATTCGTCACCTGATACCGTTGAGGCTGCGATGGCGAGAAAGGCTGAGTTGATGGCCGACAAGGATTGGATAGCGCGCTTTCGCAAGAACGGAGTTCATGAGGTAAACGAAATGCGATATCTGAATAGAAAAATTACTGGCGTGTATGATATATCGGCTTAATGCACACTTTGGCGCAAACCATCGCGGTCGTCTTGGCGGTTACGTTTCTTGCCTTGATGATTGCCGAATTTGTTATCAGGAGATATGACCCATGAGCGACCAGAGCCAGGCTACCGAATTGCCCCCGCCGCCCGTCAAGCAACGCCGCAAGCGCGGGCCGAACCGTCCCAAACTCGCGGTGGTGGCTGCGCCAAAGCCGTCGCCGTTTGCCGGCATGACCAAGATGAACTGTTGCGATGGCTGTCACAAAGGCCATTGCGTCGTCAGCAACAACACCTACTGCGCGCATCCCTACAAGGGCGGCCTGCAAAACAAGGACATGCTTAAGCACGAGGCGGTCAAGCGCTTCGGCGCCGCCAAGGCTTTCCTCGCGCACCAGATGGTCAGGGAGAGTTGATTGCCCTGGTCTGCCAAGTCTTTCGCCAAGAAACACAATAAGAAGCTGTCTGGACCGGCAGCTTCCAAGGCGGCGGCGATGGCGACTGCCATGGTTAAGTCAGGCACCCCGGAAGGAATCGCCATTGCTACCGCCAATAAACACGGCAACAAGATGATGGGCCGGCACGTCAGGAAAAAGAAATAATGCCGATGAACCTTGGGCTGCGCGGCGGCAAGCGGGCGCTGGATATGTTCTCCGGCGAACCGCGTGCGCCGCTCATTGCGCCAGTTCACGGCGGGGGCGACATGCACAGGATCATGATTATCCGGCACGGCTCGACCGACCTCAACGACAGCAAGACATCGGTCGATCGCATTCGGGGCTGGAAGGACATTCCGCTCAACGAGGAAGGCCGCGCGGAAGCCCACAAGATGGCCGACAAGCTCGCCAAGAAGCCGCCGGATGTGCTGCTTACTTCCGATCTCAAGCGTGCGAGCGAGACGGCTCATATCGTTTCGGCCAGGATCGGCGTGCCGGTGTCGGAGCGCAGCGAGGGCTTCCGGCCGTGGAATGTCGGCACCTATGCCGGAAAACTGTCGTCGGAGGCGGTGCCGATCCTCTCCGACTACGCCAAGAACAAGCCGGATGAAAAGGTGCCGGGAGGGGAATCGTTCAATGATTTCAAGCATCGCTTCTTCGATCATCTGGCGCAAACGCTCGATAAATATAACGGCAATCACGTCGCCATCGTTACGCACTATCGTAATGAGCGGCTTCTTGAAGCCTGGAAAGCAAAAGGTTTTCCGAAATCGGGAGAGATCGACCGCAAGGTCTTTGCCGAGAAAGGCCCTGCTCCCGCTCACGTCACTGAAATATCGATCCCGCGCAGTAGGCTTGAAACTGGTCCCAGCATGACCAAGGCGGAAGCCGATTACATGGAACAGAGCGATAAAGCCTATCATTGCAAGGATTGCAGCATGTTCCTGCAACCGGATTCCTGCACGCTGGTCATGGGCAAGATCAATGCTGACGGATGGTGCAAGCACTACGAAGGCAAATAATGCCTTGCGGTGAAGCCAGCGTTGTGCAGTTATCGCGCCCAGCAAAGTTAAGAACCTTCCCGGTGTTGCGGTCCCCGTAAGGTCAAGACCGCATTCGGGTAGTTACGGCCCCCGTCAACGGACAAGGCCGAAGGTCTGAGGCCCCGCTATTCGAGCGGAAAAGCCATCATTCTTTCGTTCAACCGCACAAGGGGATCGGCCGTGTCCGAAAATCTCGTCAAACTTTACGTCGAGGAGTTCTCGACCAACCTCATGATTGCGCTGCAACAGCGCGAGTCGAAACTGCGCGGCCGCGTGATGGAAGGACATCACATCGGTCAGCAGGCTTCGCCCGTCGAATACATCAAGAACATTCAGATGCAGGCCCCGGCTGGCCGCTTCTCGCCGCTCAACCGCCAGGACGTGGACTTCTCGCGTCGGTGGGTGCTGCCGGTGGACAAGGAAG